CGCGGCGGACGGCCTATCACAGACGGAGGTGGCCGCAAAGCTGGGCATCTCGTATGACACGCTCCGCCGGCGAAAACGGGATTTTGCCAGTTTTGCGAGTGCCATAAAAGAGGGACAGGCCAAGGCGCATGGCGAGGTGAGCAGCATCCTCATGACGCTGGCCAGAGACAAGAACCTGGGCGCGGTGATCTGGTACGAAAAGACCCGCAAGGGGCTGAGTGACAAGTTGGATCTCGGAGGGATCGACATCGATGCAGCGATCGAGCGCGAACTGGCGCGACTGGCCGCCGGCAGCAAAGCTGCAGATGCTGGCGCATCTGCGGAAGCAGACGCCGGCCCCAGTGGCGACACCGGCGTGGCGGCCCATCCCGAACAGCCCACAGTCGATGGCTTACCGGAGCCAGGCGGATGAGCTGTTCTACGGCGGGGCCGGCGGCGGTGGAAAGACCGACCTCATTCTCGGTCTGGCTGCGACTTCGCACCAGCGCTCGCTCATCTTGCGCCGCACCTTCCCGAACGTGCGCGGCGTCATCGACAGATCGCTCGAGATCCTGAAACGCGCCATGGACCGCTACAACGAATCGCTCCACATTTGGCGCACCGCCGACGCTCGCCACATCGAGTTCGGCGCCATGCAGCACGAAAAGACGAAAGAGAACTATCGCGGCCGTCCCTACGACTTCTATGGCTATGACGAGATCACCGAGTTCACCGAGAGCCAGTTCCGCTTTGTGTCGGCCTGGAACCGAACCGCCGTGCCCGGACAGCGCACGCGCATCGTCGCGGCCGGCAACCCGCCCTCGAATCAGTCCGGCCGCTGGGTGCTCGAATACTGGGGCGCCTGGCTCGACGACAAACACCCCCACCCGGCCAAGCCCGGAGAGCTGCGCTGGTATGCCCGGATCGACGACAGGGACGTTGAGACGCCGGGGCCCGCGCCAATAACGCACAAAGGCGAGACGATCCGGCCGCGTTCGCGGACCTTCATCCCGGCCCTGCTCAAAGACAACCCGTTCCTGCGCGACACCGGCTACGCGGCCATCCTGCAGGGTCTGCCCGAGCCCCTGCGCAGTCAGATGCTCTTCGGCGACTTCCGGGCCGCGTCGCCGGCGGATCCGCAACAGGTCATTCCGACCGAGTGGGTGCAGCTCGCCATGCGGCGCGCGCCGCCGGACAAAATCGGGGCCATCACTGCAATCGGCGTGGACGTTGCGCGCGGCGGGCGCGACAAAACGTGCATCTCGCCCTTGCGCGGGACGGTTTTCGACCCGCTGGTCCGCATCCCCGGAAAGGACACCCCGACGGGCAGCGAAAGCGCGACGCCCGTGTTCGCGATCTACCAGGCCAACCTCGAAGCCGCGCGCGTCAAGGCGGATGTCAACGTGGATGTGATCGGGGTAGGCGCATCGACCTACGACGCGCTGCGCGATCTCGGGATTCTGGCGCGGGGCGTGAACAACGGGGCCGGCAGCGAAGAGACCGACCGGACGGGCAAGTTCAAGTTCCGCAACATCCGCGCCGCATCGTGGTGGGCGCTTCGCGAGGCCCTTGACCCTGAGCGCGGGGCCGATCTCGTGCTGCCGGATGACCGCGAGTTGCTCGCCGATCTGTGCTCGCCGAGATGGGAAGCGCGCGGCGGGCGGATACAGGTCGAAGACAAAGACGAAATCAAAACGCGGCTGGGCCGCTCGCCGGACGCGGGCGACGCCGTTGTGTTGGCGTGGTACCGGACTGGAACGGGCAAGGTCGAATTTGGGCCGAGCGTTTATGACTGAGGTGAGACATGGGATTCTTTGAGAACACGATGATGCAACAGATGGCCCTCGAAGAGCGGCAGCGCCTGGAGCGTTTTGGCGCGGCCTGGGCGGCCTACTACGGGCGCGGCCCCAAGCCGCTCAAAGTCAAGCCGGGCAAGCCGGATGACAACGTGCAGGCCAACCGGCTCAGGGTCATCGTCAACAAGGGCGTTACGGCTCTGGTGGGCAAGGGCATGTGCTGGGACTACGGCACAGACGAGAACGCTCAGGCGTATCTGGATGCGGTTTGGAAGGCGTCTCGCCGCAGCCGGACGCTCAAAACGTGCGTGCTCAACGGCGCAGTGTGCGGGCATACCTTCATGAAGATCGCCCCGCAGCTCGCCGGCGTGCCGCGCATCATCGTGCTCGACCCGGCCACCGTCACGCCCACCTGGCAGAAAGACGATGTGAACGCCGTGAGGAAGTACCGCATCCAGTGGAACGACGTTGAGGACTCCGGGCGCCCGATCATCCGCCGGCAAGTCATCGAACAACTCAGCCCGGCCGAGTGGCTGATCACCGACTCAGAGTCGCGCCCGGATAGCCCAACCTGGACAGTGACGGCGACAACGCCCTGGCTGTATCCGTTTGCGCCGATCGTGGACTGCCAGAACCTGCCGGCGCCCAACGAGTTCTGGGGCCTGTCGGATATCGAGGCGGACGTAATCGGCCTGCAACGCAGTATCGACTTCACCCTCTCGAACATCCAGCGCATCATCCGCTACCACGCCCACCCGAAGACGTGGGGTAAGGGGTTCAACGCAACCGAGTTGCGCGTCGCCGCAGACGAGACGATTGTGCTGCCCAACGCGCAGGCCGAGCTGCACAACCTCGAAATGTCCAGCGACCTGGCCAGCTCCATCGAACTGTATAAGCGGCTGAAAGAGGCCATCCACGACATCACCCAGATACCCGAAGTCGCGACGGGCAAGATGGACACGGCCGGCGCGGCCTCGGGCGTGGCGTTGCAGGTGCTGTATCAGCCGTTGGTCGAAATCACCGAGGCGAAACGCGAAGAGTACGGCGAGATGTTCCTCGAGCTGAACCGCCGGCTGCTCATTCTCGGCAACATGCAACCGTCGCCCGGCACGCTGATCTGGCCGGACGTGATCCCGGAGGACATGCTCGCCGAGCGGCAGGCGGCCCTGATCGACATGCAGCTCGGGGTGAGCCAAGACACGATCCTGCAGAATCTGGACTACGACCCAGACGCCGAGGCCGCCAAGCGTGACGCAAACGGGACCGACGCGGCGGACAAACTGCTTACGGCCATGACCCGCCGGCCAATGCCGGACATGGGCGCAAACGGAGGGTAACGGGTGACGAATCCCGGCCCGAGTCTGTTGCAGGACGCCCACGACCGCTACATGCGCCGGCTGGAAAACGCCGAACGGGGTGCGCTGTCGCGGCTGATCCGGGCTTACGGCGACTCGTGGCGGGCGATGCGGGACAGCCTGATCTCCAACCTCGAGCGCATCCAGAAGGCCCAGGCCAACCCGGACGCAGTTATCACGCTCGACATGCTGCTCCGGGATCAGCGCATGCGGGCGCTGCTTGACCAGTCCGAGGCGGAGATGCGCCGGCTGGGCAAACTCGGGGCCGATATTGCGGAAGAGCTGCAAAAACTGGGCGCCGATTCGGCGATCCGCGATTCGGACGCGGCGATGCGGGCCGCCTGGCTTGATCGCGTATCGGCCGTCCTCGACCCGGACATGCGCCGGGCGCTGGCCGACCTGCCCACGTGGGCGCATCTCCCGCGCGAGGCGCTCCGGGATCTGCTCGGTTTCACCGCCGATGGCTCGCCTTTGGCCAGCCTGTTCGACGCCATCGGCCCGCAGGCCCGCGCCGGCTGGGAGTCGGCCCTATTCCGGGGCCTTGCGATGGGGAAGGGGCCGCGCGACGTTGCGGCGATGGCCCAGCGCGCCACGGCTACCGGGATGGCTCGCTCACTGACCATTGCCCGAACGGAGATGCTCAGGGCCTACCGCGCGGCAAGTGCCCGCAGCTACCAGGCCAACAAGGACGTGCTCGACGGGTGGGTCTGGCTCTCCGCCGGCGACGGCGACACGTGCGCGGCCTGTCTCGGGATGCATGGCAGTGTTCACCCGCTCAGCGAAACGCTCAGTAGCCATCCGAACTGCCGCTGCACGATGGGGCCGCTCACGAAGCCGCTCAGCGACATCCTTGGCGTGGACGTGCCGGGCGACGATTCACGGCTGGACGTGCCGGCGGGCGATGCGATCTTCGCGAATCTGTCCGACGCGCGCAAGCTCTCCGTGCTCGGAAGCCCGGCCGCGCTCGACGCCTGGAAGGCCGGCGAGGTGACGCTATCCGACTTCGTGGGCGTCAAACGCTCGGCCGCGTGGGGCGACTCGCATTATCAGCGCAGCCTCACGGCGGCGCGGGCGGCGGCCGAACGGAGATAGCTTAGATGGGTATACAATCACGGCAACAACCCACAGCAGCCAGGTGGCAGACACTTGGCGGCTGTGGGTTTTTTGTTTTCGGCGAGATGCCGGAACAGCGCGAGATGCGCAGGTGAAGAAGTGGCAGAGACAACCGGAACAGACCAGACGCAGACGCCAGCACCCGAGGGACAAACGCCCCCGCCCGCTACCCCGCAAAACTTCGATCAGTGGGTAGCGACGCAGACGCCCGAGATCCGAACCGCCTACGAATCCCACACGAAGGGGTTGCAGTCCGCCCTCCAGGGCGAGCGCGCGGCCCGCAAGCAAATTGAGACGCAGTTGCGAGACGCGGCTGCGGCGGCAGAGAAGGGGAGCAAGGCCGAGGCCCAGCTCGCGGAGATCGCGAACAAGCTGGCCGAAGCCGACCGGCGGGCACGGTTCGCGGAGTCCAGCGCGGGGAAACTCACCGACGTGGGGCTGGCCTACATCGCCGCACAACGGGCGAACCTGTTCGCAGAGGATGGCACGGCCAATCTGGACAAGCTGAAGGAGCTGCACCCGGCCCTATTCGCGGCCGCGGCGCAACTCCCGCAAGCGCCTCCAGTGGCGCCGACCAACCCCGGAGCGGGAACGCGCAAGGCGGCGCTGACGCGGGCCGATCTGGCCGGCATGACCCCGGATGAAATCAACACCCGGTGGTCTGAGGTGCAAGAAGCCCTCAAGAGGTAAACAGAAATGGCAATCGACAACTTCATTCCGGCCGTTTGGTCGGCGCGCCTGCTCGCGAACCTGCACAAGGCTTTGGTGTATGGCCAGGGTGGCATCATCAATCGCGACTACGAAGGCGACATCCAGCAGCTCGGCGACTCGGTCAAGATCAACTCGATCGGAGCCGTCACCGTCGCCGACTACACCAAGAACACCAACATGTCGGCGGCTGAAACGCTGACCGACGCGCAGGCCATCCTGCAAATCAACAAGGCGAAGTATTTCAACTTCCAAGTTGACGACGTGGACAAGGCCCAGCAGAATCCGAAAGTCATGGACTCGGCGATGTCCGAGGCCGCCTACGCCCTGGCCAATCAGATGGATCAGGACGTGGCCGCGCTCTACGCGGACGCCAGCGCCACCAACGCGATCGGCACCACGGCCAGCCCGAAGACGGACGCCGCGACCGCCGGCCAGCCCTACGTTTACCTGACTCAGCTTCGGCAGAAACTGGACGAGGCGAACGTGCCCGACGACGGGCGCCGGTTCGTGGTGCTGCCCCCGTGGTACGAGACGTACCTGCTCCAGGATTCCAAGTTCGTCGCGAACGCGGCCGCGGTGCCGGGCGACAACACGATCAAGAACGGCCAGATTCGGACCGTGCTCGGCATGAACATCCTCAAGTCGAACAACGTTCCGTATGCCGCCGGCCCGATCAAGTACCGGGTCATCGCGGGGCACCCGATGGCCTGGACGCTGGCGGTTCAGCTCAACAAGGTCACGGCCTATGAGCAGGAACTGCGCTTCAACACGGCGATGAAGGGCCTGATGCTCTACGGCTGCAAGGTCACCCGCGCCTCGGCGCTGGCCGTGCTCACCATCAATCCCACCTAACGGGCGGGACTGACACAGGAGAAACTCCAACATGGCAAACGCATCTGCAATCACGGTCACCGACCTGACGGCCAACGCCGTCACCACGCGGCCCACCGGCGACACGCTCGACACGGGCACGGCGGCGGTGACGCTGGCGGCCGCGATCGGGAATGTGGCAAACCGGGTCATCCTCGAAGTCACCAACACGGCCGCGGCCAACCTGGTCGCGTCCGTTGCAGCCGGGGCTGAGCCGCCGGCGCTCAATGCGGGGCAGGGCGCGTTGGCCACGGCCAACATCGCCCAGAACGCGGTGGTTTACATGGGGCCGTTTGAGTCGAGCCGGTTCATCCAGACCAACGGGTCGCTCTCGGTCACGTTCACGCCGGCAAGCGGCACGATTGGCGCGACGATCCGCTGCTACCGGGTGCCCAAGATCTAAGTCATGGCGCGCTCGACAATGGCCGCACTCCTGACCCGCTTGCGCCTGCTGGTAAACGACACGGCCGGCGCATCGCAGACGTTCAGCGATGACGATCTGCAACGGGCGCTTGACGGGCAACGATTCGACGCGCGCTACTCCCCGCTGGCCCCGATTGACTCAATCGCGGCCGGCGGGGTCATCTCGTGGTTCTCGTGGGAGGCCGACCGGGGCGACTGGGAGGACACGGCGACGTTCGCCGATGGCAGCTACAACGCGCTGACCGTCTCGGCGTCCGACCTAATCCGGGGCATCTGGACATTCGCCACGCATCAGGCCAATAGCGTCCTGCTCTCGGGCTCGGCCTACAACCTGTATGCGGCGGCGGCGGACGTGCTCGAGATCCTGGCATCGCGCAAGGCGTCAGAGTTTGACTTTACGGCGGACGGTGCATCGTTCAGCCGCAGCCAGGCAGTCAAACAACTGCGAGATCAGGCGTCCGCGTATCGTGATCGGGCCGGCGCATGGGGCAAGGACTCCACGGCTGGGGCCGGCGCGTATGCGGTCGAGGTGTATGTCTGATGCTGGGCGCGACGCAAATCTCCGGGATGCGCGCAACGGCCGCGCTGGCCCTGCCGGATACGGCCACCATCTCGCGCGTCGCCAGGGCCTCGGACAGCGCCGGCGGATGGACCGAAACGTGGTCAACGGTGGCCAGTGGCGTCGCCTGCCGGCTCATGTCCACGCAGAATCTCGGGGAAGGCCGCGCCGTCGGCACGCAACAGGCCACCTCAGAGTGGATGCTCACGCTCCCGCTCGGGACGGACATCCGGGCGGCCGATCGGGTTGTCGTGGCGTCGCGGACATTCGAGGTCAACAGCCTGCTATCCGCCGGCGTGGAGTGGCTGATCAGCATCCGCGCGTCTGTGCGTGAGGTGGTGGCGTAATGGCGGAAGTTACTGGCATCGTCATCGACAAGCGCAAGCTGGAGGCCCTCCAGGCGGGTCTGCGGGCGAAGGCCGACGCGGCCGTCCGCAAGGTCGCGCTGGATGTCGAGGCATACGCCAAAAGTGTCGTGCCGGTCGATACCGGCAACCTCAAGAACAGCTTGAGCGCGGACAAACGCGGCGACTTCGAGTGGTGGGTGCATACCAACGTTGAGTATGCGCCGTTCGTGGAGCTGGGCACGAGCCGGATGCACGCGAAGCCGTTTCTGACGCCGGCAGTGGAGCGGGCGCGGCCCGTCCTCCTGGCCGCGTTCAAGGTGCTCTTCGAGACATGATCGAACTGGACACCGCCCTGTATGGCGCCCTGACGGCATACGCCGGGCTGACGGCCCTCGTCTCCACCCGGGTGTATCAGACCGAAGCCCCCCAGGGCGCGGCGCTCCCGTTCGTGGTCTTCAATCATCAGGCCGGCGGCTTGCAGAACACAGAGCCGACCGACCGAATCGACCACCTGGTCTATATCCGGGGATTCGCGTCCACTCAGATGGGCGCGGCCCTGATCGATGCGCAGGTCAAGCTGGCGCTGCACAACGTGGTGCTGACCATCACGGGCTGGCAGGGCTTCGTGGTCAAGCGCGAGAACGAAATCGCCCTCGTGGAGCGGGACAGCGCCGGCGCGCAGGTATGGCAGCGCGGGGCGATGTATCGCGTTCGCGCAGTGGACGTGTGAGGTAAACAGACATGGCAAGCTATCTCGGGACTGCGGCCGTCATCACCTTCGCCGGGGTGACGATCAACACCTACTACCGCAAGGCGAAGTCGGACGAGTCCATCGCGCTGGTCGATAAGACGGCCGGCGCGGACACGCACATGAGCCACCTGGCCGCGTTGCGTGAGACCAAGTTCACCGTCGATTTTGTGATGGACGGCACGACCGTCTGGGACGGGCTGATTCCCGGCACAAGCTCGGCGGCCCTGATCTGGGGGCCGGAGGGTTCGACCACGGGCAAGCCGAAATACACGGCCACCGCAATCGTCTCGAAGCGCACCAAGGACGAGACCTACAACGATCTGGTTGTGGCGTCGGTCGAGTTCGAGCTGCAGACGGCCTGGGTGGCCACCAGCTACCCGTAAGGAGCACACATGGCAAGCACACTCGGAACCAACGCCTATATCAACTTCAACTCGCAGTCGCTCGGCTCGGTCCACCGCAAGGCGAAGTCGGACGAATCGATCGCCCTCGTTGACAAAACCGCCGGCGCGGACACGCACATGTCGCACTTGGCGGCATTGCGTGAGACCAAGTTCACCGTTGATTTCCTCATCGACGGCGTGACGATCTGGAACGCGCTCACGCCTGGCACAAGCGCGGCGCTGGAGTGGGGGCCGGAGGGCAACGGCGCGGCTTCTGGCAAGCCCAAGTACACCTCAACGGCCATCGTGACGAAGCGGACGAAGGACGAGACCTACAACGACGTGACGACCGGCTCGGTTGAGCTGGAGTTGCAGGCGGCCTGGACTGCCGCCACCTACTAAACATGGCGAAATCCAAGAGCGTATCCCTGGGGCGCGATCAACTGCTCGGCGCGGTGAAGGCGGCGGTCATCCCCGTCGAGGTCCCCGAGCTGGGCGGGCATGTAAATGTCCGGCCGATCACCGTGGGCGAGGTCATGCAGATCAGCGGCACCCTCGGCCAGAAATACGGTGACGTGCCGCTGATCATGCTGGCCGTCGTTGACGAGGACGGCGCTCAGGTATTCAGCGCGGAGGACCTTGACGCCCTGATGAAACTCCCGCTCGGAGCCGCGGCGCGGATTCTGGCAGCCATCCGCGAAGCGTCGGGGCTCACGGACGCACAGGGAAAAGTCGTCGGCGCCGGTTCGTAAAAGAGCCGCTGGCGCGGTATGTGTTCGCGCTGGCGGAGCGGATTGGGCAGGATGTGGAAACAGTCGCCGCCTGGCCCTACTCGAAACTGCAGGAGTGGATCGCCTACGACGAAACGCGCACGATGGCTGATCTCATCCGCAGGTCCGCAATCGGCGCCGACATGAGCGATGCGGATGTGTTCGGGTTGATCGAGATGGAACAGGAACAGTCGGACTGGGTTGGCATTGTCAAGGTGGGAGGTAAGGCACTATGATCGGAACCGAGATCGCAAGCCTGTTCGCCACCATTGGCGGCAACACCGAGCCGCTGGAGAAATCCCTCGGCAAGACCAGCGGCCTGCTCAGCTCGCTCGGCGGCACGCTGGGCGGGACGGTCTCAAAGGCCATCGGCATCGGCGTGGCCGGCATTGTCGGGGCCGGCGCGGCGATCGTCGGCGGGCTGGGCGCGGCGGTTGCATCCACAAACGTCTGGGCTGAGCAGCTCGATCATTTGGGCGACGTGCTCGGCACCAAGGCCGATGACTCGGCCGCGTTTGCCGTGGCGATCCGGGGCGTGGGCGGTAACGTTGACGGCCTGACGGGCCAATTCGCAAAACTCGCCGCCGGCATGTTTGACTCGAAAGGCGAGCTGAGCACAAGCGGGCTGGAACTGCAAAAACTGGGCATCGCCTTCCGGGACGCCAACGGGCAGATGCTGCCCTCAACGGATATTCTGCTCAACATCGCCAACCGGCTCGGCCCGATGGCGGACGGCTTCCAGAAAACCGAGGCAATGACGGCGATCTTCGGCAAGAGCGGGAAGGACCTCAGCGACACCATGACCGCGCTGGCGGGCAACGGCTTCGAGAACGCCAAGAAAAAGGCCCAGGCGCTCGGGCTGACGCTGGGCGAAGACGGCGTGAACCGTTCAGTGATGATGGGGCGGGCGATGAATGACCTGCAAATGACCATGCAGGGGCTGGCCGTTTCTGTTGGGTCGGAACTACTCCCAGCGATCCTGCCGCTGATCCAAGAGTTTTCGGGCTGGGCAATCTCGGTCATGCCTCAAGTGCGAACTGCCCTTTCGTCAGTCGTGCAGGGCGTGAAGGACCTGATCCTGGGCATCACCACCGGCAAGGGTCCGGCCGGCGAGTTCGGCACGTTCGTCCGGGGCGTGTTCGAGGGCATCGTTACCACGGTGGGCAACCTGATAACGTGGTTCGGGGCGAACTGGCCGCGCATCAAGGACTTCGCCATCACCACGTTTGGGCCAATCGTAGACGAGATTGGTCGCGTGATTAATTGGGTGGTCGCGAACTGGCCGTGGGTCGAATACCACGTGAGCAAGGCGTTCGCCGATATCAAGGTCTTCTGGGACAACGTAGGCGCGCCGGCGTTCAGGGAAGTTCTGCGCATCTTCCGATCGGTGGTGGCGTGGGCACAAGAGAACTGGCCGAAGGTCCAAGAGGCGTTTGGCAAAGTCGTCGCGTGGATCAAAGAAAATTGGCCGAAAGTGGAAGAGGCGTTCGGCAAGGTCAAGGATGCGGTTTCGCAAGTTGTGGCGTGGGTGGTCGAGAACTGGCCCAAGGTACAGAAGACCTTCGAGGATGTCGTCGCCGCGGTAAAAAAGGCGTACGAGACCTACATCAAGCCGACGCTAGACCAGTGGGAGATCTCGTTCGGGAAGATACGCGACTTCATCAACGAAAACTCGACGACGATCAAGAACATCATCGACGGCCTATTCAGGACGATTCAAGGCATCGTCAAAACAGTGGTTGCAATCTTCAAGGGCGACTGGGAGGGGGCCTGGAACGGGATGAAGGACACCCTCGACGGTGTGACGAAGACTATGAGCAACACGCTAACGCTTGCGTTCAACACTGTCAAGCGCATCGTTGAGGAGACCGTCGCCAGCATCAAAGAGAAATGGGAGAAGTCTTGGGAGTTCCTGACCGGGCTCATGGGCAAGATATGGAGCACGATCACAACCGCATGGGGCTCCATCCTCACGAGCATCAACGAGAAACTGACGAAGATTGGCGAAGACATCGACACCGCGTGGCGGAACTTCCGCAACACGATCACCGGCTGGGCGGCTTCGCTCTGGGCCGCGGCGAAGCGCATCTGGGATCAACTGTGGTCAGACGGGCCGGAGGGCATGCCGGCCCGCTTCATGGATCTTGGCCGGCGCCTGATCGAAGGGCTGCGAGACGGGATCCGTAACGCCGCCGAGCAGGTGTTCGGGGCGGTGCGCTGGCTTGTCGAGGGCGTCGTCACTGTTGCCCAGCACAACTTCGGGATTCAATCGCCGAGCAAGGTCTTCGCCACGATGGGCCGTCAACTGATGGCGGGTCTCGCCGGCGGGATCTCGGACGCGGCCAGCATGCCGCAACGGGCGCTCGATGCGGCCACCAATGGGCTGAGCGTGCCGGCACTGGGCGCGGGCGCGGCCTCGGGCGCCGGCGGATCCGGTTCGGGCGGGGCGGCCGGCAGAACCGCAAACTACACGCTCAACGTCACGACGACTTCGCCGGCGGAGAATCTCTTTGCCGACTTCGCGCTTTTGCGGGCGCTGGGGGGATAGGTGGCGCAGAGCTACAAGTTCGTCATCAACGGCACGACGCGCAACCTGGTGAGCGACTACGGCCTGACGGTTACCCAGATGCTGGGCGGCGGCATGCCGCCGATCGACAACGTCGCCACGGAGTACGCCCTCACCAGCGGCGCGTACTACCAGCGCGCCCTGGCCAAGCCGCGCATCGTCACTTTGGTCTGCCTGGCCGCCGGCGCAACGGCCCAGGGCTTAGCCGCGATCCGCAACGACATCATCGCGGATGTGATGGCCAACGGGCTCGGGACGTCGTTCACGCTCAAGTACTCGCCCAACAGCGGCGTCATCGATGAGCTGTCGCTCACGGTGCGCTACGCCGGCGGGCTCGAGGGCGTTGAGGTGGATACCAACATCGAGGTGCTGGCGATCCGCTTGCTGGCCGTCGACCCGTATTGGTATGCGGCCGACGGCTCGCCTGTATCGCTGACCACAAGCGAGACGGCCACCGCCTGCAGCGCGCACCGCCGGGCGAGCCTGGACTGGTCATCGATGACGGCCGCCGGCGCGCCGACGGGCACCGTGCCAGCGGGCGGGATCGCCGTCTCGGCCGACGGCACGACGGTCTATGTCTGCCAGGGCAGCAAGCTCTACCGCTGGGTGGGCGGTACCTGGACGAGCTGGACGGCCACTGGCGGCGGGGCGGCGGTGAATTGCGTCGTGGCCGCGAAGACCGGCGCGGGCTGCTACGTGGCCGGTGACTGGACGGCCATCAACGGCGTGGCGTCAGCCAACGTGGCCTCATTCGATGGGACTTCGACGTTTGCGGCCATGGGCGCGGGCAGCGCGGTGGGGGTTGTCACCGCGATCGCGATCACGCCTGCGAGCAACGTCATCATCGGCGGCAACGCGGGCAACCGGGTCGAGATGTGGACCGGCGCGTCGTGGTCATCGGCTGCGATCGGCTACTCTGCCGGCGGGACGATCAGCGCATTGGCCGTTGCGAGCGAGTTTTTGGCGACTTATCCGGTGGTATGGATCGCGACGACGGGCCTCGTGTTTCATCGCGCTTACGCTGGGTCGAGCGCCGCCGCGGGAGGGCTCATTTCCGGCACCATCAACGCGCTCGCCATCGACTCGGCAGGCGTCGTCTGGGTGGGCGGGACAGGTCTTTACAGCAACGGGGGCCATAGTCAGTATCTGGCAGGCTGGAATGGAACGGCCTGGATAACCACGACCGGGATCGCGGCCGAAGTCAAGGCGCTGAGCATCGACTCAGGTAACGTATTGCGTGCCGGCCTGGCCACCGCGCCTGGCGTGTGGCGCAAGATCGACGGCAACGCAATGATCCCCGACTACGGCTTCCGCGCCGCGGCCACCGTCACCGCGATTGGCTCG